TCAATAATTAAACAATCTTTTAGTTGTGATAATACTGTAGTCTTACCAATTTTTGGTGGACCATATATTATCATATTCTTAGGCGATTTACGGCTCGCCTTAACCACTTTTTTAGGTAATTCCATATTTAAAATATATATCTAATAGTGTTCCAAGGTATTGTGTTCTTATGCAGTTCTTTAAACTGTTGTATAAACCTACCTTTTAATTCAAGTTTATATCTAAGATTTTCTCCTCCATACTGAGATCTTTTTACGTCCTGCAGATCGGGCTTCCAAAGAGTTACTTCAGTATTAGGATGTTTTTGCAGATTTACTTTATGTTTCTTAAAGTTATGTGTAAGAAATATAACTTCTGCAAGTACTTTGTCTTTATCCTCTACGTTATTGTTTAGGGTTGTAAATAAAGATTTGTAGTCTTCTAACCATCCATCATATACTATGACAGGGCTAAAGTTAACATGCACGTCGTATCCAGCATCTACAAATGTATTAATAGCTTTTATTCTATCAATAATCTTAGATGTGTTAGGTTCGTGTATATCTGACATCTTTTGCGGCATCAAACTAAACCGTATACGTATTTTACCTTGCGGATCAAACGTAAGTAGTTTATTGTTTACATACTTAGTTGCAAAACTACCCATAGCTGTGGGGTGATCTCTGAAGAATTCAAAGATACGTTCCCAGTCATGGTATTTAGCATGCAATGCAAAGTCCTCGTTACAACTAATGTCGTAAGTTGTAAACTCTGCATGCGTTTGGTTAGGCTTCTCTACCGGGGTAAAGTAAGCGTGGTTGTTAACCGTTGTAAGTATGTCGCCTATGTTTGTAGCAATAGTTAGACCATCAGGCTTATGCCTTTTCATATAACAATAGCTGCAATCATATAAACAACCGTGACCAAAACTAGGAGTAATAAAATCTGTAGACCTACCAGACTCTCGTATGGTAAATGCCTTTCTTACTACTTGCTTAATCACTTTCTTTCTTTTATGTTAAAGGTGCTTAGTTCTGCTTCGTACCCAATCATACCAAGTAAACCATCACGGTTTTTCTCAACATGACAAGCCATTAGGCCTTTTGGGTCTTCACCACAGTATTTATCTGTTATACCATATAGATCATGAGGTCTTTGTAACATCATAACAACGTGTGCATCCTGACCAATACTGTCACCACCAAATAAATCTGATAGCATAGGTTGGTATTGGGCTTTCGCACGGTGTTCTTGTTCAATGTTACGGTTTAGCTGAGATAGAAGTATATTTATAGTACCCATCTTAGATTGTAGCCACATGCATCCTTTGGAAATTGTATTTAGTTTCTTTAGTTCAGAGTCTTCTTGACCTCTAATTAGTCTTGAGTGGTCAAATATGTTTATTATAGTTGCGGTAGGGTTTTGTAGTTGTATTTCTTCGTTTGCTTGCATAATGTATTCCATGGTTCTTGGAACACTGTTGAAGTATATAGGATAGTTTGCATATTTTCTAACCTTACTTGCGTATGTTTTAAAGTCTACATCTGACAGTGGGCTTTGTACTGACAAAAGATCACCCATTTCTTTCTTCACATCTTTTGATGCAGATCTCATAACCTGCTGGTAACCTGGCATCTCAAAAGTCCAATATAGTACAACGATATTTTTATCACTGTTTCTATCTAAGACATCAAAGACTAGCTGGTTACTAAATGCTGATTTACCAACACCTGGTCGACCTGCTATAACATACATTTTACCTTTTTGTAAACCTCCAAGAAGATTGCGATTTAGTCTAGGCCACATTGTTGGCAGAACATCACGTTGTCCTAGTCTAGCTTCTTTGACAATAGCAATTGATTGATTAACTGCTTTGTCTATCTTTTGGAATCCACGGGTTTTAAATGCGTCATAATTTTCTGGCAATTCTGGTTTCTTCTCCATTTCCGTCTATTTCTTCATACCGTTCCCAGGTATAATTATTTAACCACGTTTCTAAGTTTTGCATGTACGCATGATCTACAACTTTTAATTGATTTTCTAAGCATTTTATAATATACACATGTAAATGTGGCTTTTTAGCTACAATCTTTGCGTATCTATTTTTTGCTTTTGTATTTGTAGTTGCTTTTGGATCTTTGGCACATAAAACTCTTATCTCACCGGTTCTAGTTTTAACTCTATTAGGATAGTTAGCAATAAGTTCTGCAAACATTTGGTCCACGTCGCTTACAAATAAGCTTGTATACTTTATGGTAACTCTGTCTGCTTCCTCTTGTATCCATCCCTCATTGAATAAATATTCTGTATCAATATTAAGTCTCATCTTAGAAGTTAAATGAGCAGCACCTTTGTGTAATAAATACAAAAATACATACTCATCTGGTGATAAATTGTTCTGTGATATAAGTTTAATATTCAAGTCCATACCTTATAAATTTACAAAAATTAGTCCCAATATCCTAGAATTTTCCTATGTGAAATGTAATCTTCCATAGCCATAGAATAGGTAAAACTATTCATAACATCATCAATATTACACTTACAATTAAATTCTTTTTCTATTAAAGGCACATACTCTTTGTAAGAAGATACTTGATACTTTACATCTATTATTTTAATAGCCAGTACCACCATCTCAGGAGGTATTTCTGAATATACTTTTATACTTTGTTTAAGTTGTTCACCCATATTACATTGTTTAAAGATTTAACACTATTTTTTAACCATTTCTCTTCTTGACTATCTTTTACATATAAGCATATAATCTTACCACTTTTTCCTTCTTGGAAACGTATAATCCTACCTACTCTTTGTATCATAGTCAATCCTTTGGAGGTTAGTCCACATATTACAGCCATGGTTGCATCTGCTACATCAAAACCTTGATTAAGAGCCTTAGTTGAGCATAGTACAGGTTTATTACCCTCTCTAAAATCTTCTAATGCTTTTTCTCTTTGCTTTTTTGTTTTACCAGAATGATAGACAGTAGATAAAGGATCTGTTGCATCCGCTAGTTGATTTGTAAACTCATTAGAGCCTCCAAATACTAACAATTTTTCTCCTACATGTCTTATTACTAGCTTTTGTAGTGCTTCTACCTTTCCAATTGCATGATCTACTACAGCTTTACGTGCTCGTATTGAACGGTAAAATTGTGCAGCATATCCTTTTTCTTCGGAAGTAGCTGTGTTCTTACCTGGCCCCATTATATAATTTGCCCTATCAAATGCATCAAATTGACCAAGATTGTATTTAGCATAAACAAACGTGTTGTTAGCTTTTTTATAACTTTGTTTCTCGTCAATATTTAATTCAATTGGTACACAAATTACCTGGTAGGGAGATACCAGTCCTAAATTTACACACTCATCTAATGAGATGTGATACACTGTCTGCGCAAGTTCCATAAGCACCTCTTGGTACTCAGATTCTTCAGGCAATGTTGCAGTCATACAAAGAAGTCTATCCCATGTGTTATTAGTAAAGAATTTACGATACTCCGGCGATAGGCCTAGATGTATCTCATCACAAACAACAACATCATAATGCTCATTAATTAGCTTGTAAGCTGACTGATAGCATACAATATCTACACGGTCAAGTACATGTTCATAGTTCCATTTTATAAACTCTTGCTCAAATTGATCTTGTAATTGATTAGTAGGCACTAGGACAATAGCCCTAGCATCATCATTAGTATCAAGAGTTTTACCAACAGCAATGACACCGCAACGAGACTTACCAAAACCAGTCCCAGCAATGATACTACCGTTAAAACTATTTTTTGCCCATGAGTTAAGGGCTTTTCTTTGTTCTGCATCTTTTATTTTAATTAACTTAGACACACTTCCATAAATTAACTGTTCTCTCTGTCGCCGAGTCATAGTAGTCACCTGCGTGTTCCACTAATCCTTTGTTACGAAGCTCAGAAACTCTGCCTGTAACTCTATTTATGTCCCAATCTAGTTTCTTAGCAATCATTCTATTGGTTGCTTGTCCTAAATCCATTTTAAGTACTGTAAGCACTTGCGCCTGGCGCTTGCTTATTACACCGTTATCAAACAGTTGTTGATACGACTCCTTTGACTTTTGATTTATCATCTTCTTGTTCTTTTAATAATTTACGTTTCTTAGCACCATACCTATCTCTGGTCCTTTGCTTCTCATAGTTTCTAATTGTATTATCAGATTTAAAGCCCATATACAAGTAGAACATATCATACTTTATATAGCTCATAATCTATTTCTTTAAATACTGATACACTCTAGCTGGAGTTACATTTAATCTCCTTGCTATGTTTTTAACACTTACTCCAAAGAATCGTAATACTTTTGCGTACCAACTCTTTGCTTTCGTTGTACTTTTCTTTAATTTACTGTACTTGTTTGTTACGCTGCTGTAATTCATAGTTTATTCTAAGTCTGGTTCATAATTCTTTATTGTTTCTAAAATAGTACTCTCTACTTCCTCCTCTTCTATAAGACAAGTTTGAATTAAAAAGTTGTATATATCTACTTGTATTAAGTTCCCATCTGTTTCGTTAAATACTGCCCAAATGTGATTAATACTTACTGAAGGATCTATAGGCTCTTCGTCCCAGTGTCCTCCGGATTGACCTGCGTCAT